GAGTTAAGGGGTCCATTGGCTTGGTCCCCGAAAGGTTCCTACGCGCCTGTAAGAGCGGTAGAGACAGCCAGCCTACGCCGGTTGTCGGTGGTCTGCTGTACCCCGGCGACCTTGTAAGCCAACTGCGCCAACTGGCCGTTTGACTGCAGAGTCACGAAGGGTGTGGTGGTGAAGTTAGCCTGACGCAGCACATTGAGCTTCAGGTGCCTCTTGTCGATGTAGTAGCAATGCAAGGCCGCCACGTCGTTGTCAGCGATGAGGGTACTATCATAAAAGGGCGGGTTCATCTGTCCGCCGATACCACGGGCATTCTGTGTCGTGGTACGAGCGTAGCCCTGTGACGACAGCGCCTCCCGGTAAGCCCGGACGATGCTGTAGGTGGTGACGATGTGAGAGACACGGCCACCCTGGATACGTACCAGGTCGATGACGTCGTTCCAGTGGTCGATACCGTTGAAGATGTTGGTAACGGTCTGGGTGGTAAACGTCACGGCGCTGGTAGACCGCTGGCATTCCCAGGCGGTGGTGGTAGCGGAGTTGATGCCTCCGATAGTAGCCCCCGCCGCGTCGGCCATGAGGTCCTGCGTCCCCAGCATCGTCTTGCCGGCCTGTGCACCCAGCGCGTCTTCGTTGATCGCCTTGACCAGCGAAGAGGTAGCATTGGTGTCCAGATACGACAGTTCGTCAAAGACCTGCTCCGGTCCTGAGTTCTCCCAGTCTTCCGTGTCCGAGAGGATAATCGGTACCGCGTAGTAACGCCGCTTGTAGTGGGCGCTCTCCACGGGGTCTATCGGGCTCTTCGGCAACACATCGTAGGTGTCAAAGGCTGTGGCCGATCCACCGCTGGTGGCGACGCGAGTACTTATCTCTTTGCCGCCACGGTCGGTCATCTGCAGTCCGGCCTGTCGGAGGAGGTCTGTATAAGCATACTCCTCAAAGAAACCGTCCTGTACTTCAGGTCGTATTGTCCGCCTTGTCGCGGACCACCTGGTATTCCATACTTCTGAGGTTGTCTGTGGCATGGTTATGCTCCGCTATTTAGTTACATGGTTTCAGCGATAGCTGAGATCGCCTCTTGCGGAGACAAGGACCCTTCCTGGGGCGTCTGTGCTGTGTTGCTCTGCGTCCTGACCTTCTTCTTCGCCGCCTTGCGGTGGCCGTTCTGCTTGGTCACCGCCTCCTCCTGAGCCTTCGCCGGCAGGCCATGAGCCATGGCGACAATCTCTGGGATGGTGTAGGGTTTTTGGGTCAACGGGTTGGGCTTACCCCACAACGCCCGTATATGGTCCCCAGCGGCATCGGTCTTCTCCGCACCGTAAGCCTCGTCCGAAGCCTTCAACTCCTCGTTGATAGCCTTAGACTGGGCCTCTGTCTGTGCGGCGGTCATCTGCTGTGTAGACGCCTGTGTCTGCTCTACGACAGGCTGGAGGGTAGCCACAGCCCATTTCAGTTGCTGCAGTTCCGCCTTAAGCGTCGTGTTCTCCTGCTGTACCCCTTGAATGACGGAGAGGCCTATGCGGTCCTCTTGTGTCAGGTCAGGGTTCTGTAGAGCGCGGCCTATAAGGTCATCCGATTCGGGCTTCAGCGCCGTAATGAGTTCCTTCTGTTGGTTCAGTTGCTCCTGCATCTGAGCCTGAGAAGTCTCAATACGCTGCTGATACTCCGCCTCCAACTGACGACGCTGGTCGGCCAGGTCCTGTGTCTTCCGTGTGTAGTCTGCTAACCGTAGACCCCCTTCTGGGCTGTCGGCAGAGTTGGGGTCAACTGTCTCTGTGCTTTCTGGCTGTTCTCCGTCGTCCGAAGAGACCTCGCTCTGGTTGTCCTCTGCCTCAAAGTCCGGGTTAGCGAACTCACTGACAGGGGCCTCGGCAGGCTGTTCCTCAGTGGCGGGAGAATCCGTCAGCAATCCTTCTGACATGATCTATTCTCCAAATGGGCTATAGGTTTCCATCATGGGCCTGTTGATAGACCCCTCGTGTGTCCTGCTCATATCTACGTCGCTACGGGCGTACATCTTCTGTCTCAGTTCCTCCACCGTGTCCGCCTCGATGACCTCTACGTTTGGATCGCGCTCTGTCCGTGGCGCGTTCTCTCTGTTGTAGATGTCTTCCTCTATCTCTTCTTTGGTCTCTGGCGGCAACTCCACCCACCCCCGCTCCTTCAGCAGTTGCTGCTTGTGTTCGTAGGACTCTATGACCATACCGAACTGAGGGTCGAACTCACCATACTTACGGCCCGAATGAGAGCGGTGGATCTGGTTGCCCTTCGTACTAGCCCACGTAGCCTCACCACCACAACTGCAGGTAGTAGAAGTAGGTCTGGGTGGTTCGTAGAGATGGTCGAAGACCTTAGCGCAGGTACCGCACTCGAACGTCCATGTAGCAATCACGACAGGGTAGCCTTTAGGGCGCCTATCTGTGCCGCCGTCAGGATGTAGACCGTAGTGTCGGACTGGTTGGCCTCTCTTGCGCCCTCGAGAATGGCTAGACCAGGATGCTCAACCTTTGCGGGTTTATCCTCAACCTTTGCGGCCTTCTTCTTCGGTGGGGCCTTTTTGGCCGGAGACTTCTTTCTAAGCATTATTGTCCTCCTATATCCGCTACGTCGTTCTGTACTTCCTGCGACAGTAGTTGAGCGTTCTGGTTGACACGACTTTGAAGGCCCAGGATCGGTGCGGAGACCTCGTTGGGACTCGTAGCACCCGATATAGCCGCCTGCTTCTCCGCCTCATGAGCGGCCATGTGCTGCTGGAACAACTGGTCGATACCCTGTACCCACTGCTGAGAGTCTAATGACCCCTGTTGAGCGGCCTGGAACTGAGCTACGTAGGTAGGATCTTCCTGATACTGGGGATGACCCTGGAGGTGGGCATCGTGGTCCTGGCCCGGTACGACGCCTGGATCCTGGCCTGTGGTGAGGATCATGTTGTTCTCGAGGAAGATAGCCTGCTGGGCCTCCTCGTTGACGTCCGGGTTCAGCACCGCCTCTGGATCGGCTATCTCGTAGGTAGATGTAAGGAACTTAGCGAGGGCTTCGTTGTTGAATTCCGGTAGACCGTAAGCCCTGTCGAAGAACTCGAGCGCTTTGCCCATCTCCAACTGTTCGAAGAGGGGTCTTGTAGATCCGGCCTGTACCGCTACGCGGAAGTTCCAGTGGAAGTCGGCGTTTCTCAGAGCTCTGGAAAGTTGCTGCTCCTGATTCCCGGCGACGTTGACCTTGAAGAACTCCGGCTCATACCTCGGATCGCCCATGATCTGGAAGGCGTTACGGACGATCTGCTCATAGGCGAAGCCTACTCTCGCTTCCATCCACTCTCTGAGCATAGAAGAGGCGGCAGCTACAAGACCGGCCTCTGTCGCCGTCTTCTCGGACGAGTCGCCCTGACCGCCAATCTCTGATATAGCCGAAATCTTCTGGATGTACATATTGGCGCGGTCTTCAAGGCCATACTGTTCCGCCGGCACCGAGCCATACTGGAGTTCTTTGAAGTTGTTGATGTCCACGACGTAGTGGAGTTCGCCATCATCGCCTCTACGTATGTCATCCGCCAGATTGGGATTCTTGGACTGCTCCCCCTTATTGACCAAAAGCTGACGCGCTGTACGCTTGAGGACGGCGCTCTGTCTAGAGACGGACTCTATGACGATGTCTTGAAGATCTTTGAGATACTCCATCCTCGACGTCGGGTTGTAGCTGTCATACGAGTGGTCAAACTTGAGGGGGACGAAGGGGAAGCCCTGCTCTACCAAGAACCCTGAGCCTTCCTCGCCCTCCTCGAGGTTGAAGACCGGCTGACCCTCCTCATCGAACTGAGGCTCGGGAGGATCTGTAAACGGGTTCATGACCTGAGGGAAGTCCATATTAGCGAAGGGATGAGGTATGTCCTGGATCTCTTCCTTGACACCTTCCGCGAACATGATCTGGCGCTTGTTCATGCGGTCATGGATGCGGCGGACTTTGACATTCTCACCGTTGAGGACCGACTGTCTCAAGGCTTCCTGCTGGGCCGTGTCGCCCCGTGCCTGCATGGAGTCACCAAAACCCAACTCGTCGTTCTCGTCTACCTGAGTGGCTTTGATCTCCCGCTTATGCTCTATGTCCGGGTCGTCCTTCAACTGCTTCAGCGGCACCCACATGGTCTCTATGATGTAGCGGGCGTGACCGAGGATGTGGGGAGGACATTGAGGATCTACGTATACCATCGCCGGATCTACTCTGTTGACGGCCACAAGGTCTTCGGCCATAGAGTCGTTAGCGATGTAGGGAGCTATCATGTCGTCACCGGGAGGGTTGTAGTCCATGCGGAGCCAGCCGGTGCCCATGAAGAGAGCGTCGAAGATAGCCTGATGTACGTGGGGTCGTGCGTTAGCGAGACGGAGCCAAGAGGAGGCCGCTCGTTCCAAGATGTCCGATACGGGCGCACCCTGGCCCTCGTCGTCCTCGATAGTAAAAAACAGTTTGGGGTAGTTGAAGGCTATGGAGGCGATGGTCTGCTGGACCACCTGGTAGAAGACGGGGACCTTGATAGCCTCCTCTTCCGTGATGTCTCTAATCTTCTCTTTGTAGCGTAGGTCGTAGCGGTCGAGGAGGTTGCGGGCTTGCTTGACCTTAGCCTTAGCCAAGTCCTCGTTGAGAGAGATCTCTTTGTCCCAGAACTTACGCTGCTTGGCAGTAAGGGCCATCTTTAAGCCACCAAAGTTAAACGCTGATAGAGGTTTCGGGTCTCTGCATCATGACACCTCTTACAAAGTGTTTCATAGCCACTCAAGTCACACCCTCCTCCACCTTCCGCTACCGGTATAAGATGATGACCCTGCCATGGCTTCAACTCCTCAATCACCTCAACCTCTACAAACTCTCGCTTAGGCCACCGAGACGCCAATACCTCAACTTGCTCTCCACATCCATCACAGAAGCCGTTGTTTCTCTCTCGTAAGCCTTGTCTCACCGCTGAACTGTCGCCCCTAATTACACGAAAGGCCAAAGTAGCTTTGTGCTGACACTCGTCTGTCGCCCAACGCCATCTTCGGCCTGTTAATCCTCGCCCACAGCCACATAGGCACTTGCCCGTCTCTTGGGGCGGTAAGACAGGCTCAATACGCAACCCTACCTCATAGCGCCGTTTGCGAGTCATGGATATACACCTGTTAGTGGAATCCACCCGTTTGTGTATAGATAAGTCAAAAAAGGGGGGATGTCAACTCAGATGATGATTCCACCATCGGGGATACGACGCATAACGGCCATATACTGGGCCTTCTTCCAGAAAAGGAGAGAAGGCGCTAACCGGCAGTTGTTCGTCCCTTGACGGAAGATACAGGTCTCCTCCATCCGAAACGTCACAGACACCGCATAGCTTCTCCAAGGATAGAATGAGCTATGCATAGCGTCTCCTCTGCTGTGAGGCCTCTAACAGATCAATGACCTTAGCGCCGTGGTTGGCCTCCTTATGCTCTGTGGGCATAGGTAAGACCGTCCCTCTCATATCCCTTATCATCCTACCGAAGAGGCTCAGGACGTCTACCTGGTCGTCCTGCTTGTCGTTGTTACCTGTAAATAGAAGTAACTCATTGACCAAGTCCTGGGTCCAGGGAGCATTCCGGGGTATGTAGACCTTCTTCATGGCGAAGAGACCCTGTATCGCTCTGGCGCGTGTTCCCTTGTCCTTAACAGACGCGAACTGCTCCCGCTGACCCCATACCCCTCTCTCTTCCATACGGCGGTCTATGAAGGGTCCTAGGGACTTGATGATCTGTCCCGACTCTTCTCCCCAATTCAACGTCTGGTGCTTGTCCATTAGATCGAGAAAGACCTCTACCCATACGTCAGATTCTTCCCTTCCCCGCCACCAGTCCAGGATGTAGACGTCTTCGTTGCTGTCGATACCTACTATCCCGTGGACCGTATAGTCACCTTTACCACCGGAGACGGCGTAGTCTGAGGCGCCTAGCTTGGTCAGGTTCTCGGGGGCCTCGTCGTAATACTGGACGTATTCGGCCTTGAAGTAGGCTCCTTCTTCCGATATAGGGTCCTGCTGGATCATAGCGGCCCAATCTCTAGGCGCTACGACCCTCTTCTGGTTTTCCAAGGCCTCTGGTGTGAACCACTCAGGCCACAGGCTTTCTCCGACGCTTCTATTGAGGATATCTTCCTCCGACTGGGCTTCCGTCTCTATCAATCCCCTCAGTTTCAAGACCTCCCACTCTTCGGCTCCTGATAACAACCTACCAGCGAGGTCGTCGGCGTGATAGCGGGTCATGATTAGAATTATGGCCGCATCGGGCATCAGCCTCATAAAAGCCTGGGAGGAATACCATCTCGAGAGTCGGTCACGCTCTATCTGACTGTCTGCTTCCTCTCTACCGGGGACAGGGTCATCTATAATGAGAAGGTGAGAGCCTCTACCAGAGATCATCCCCCCTACGCCTGCCGCGAAGTAGGATCCGCCCTCGTTGGTATGCCACTTACCCGCCGCTTTGGAGTCAGCGGCTAAGTCAACGCCTTTGAAGACGTTCTGATACTCCGCATCCGCTACTAAATTCCTGACGTCTCTACCGAAGTCGCCTGCTAGGTCACTATTAGCACTAGCACAGATGATCTGTCGTTCAGGATGTCTTCCAAGGTACCATGCGGGGAAATGCCTACTCGCCAGCTGCGATTTTCCCGCGCGTGGAGGTAAAAATAGCATGAGACGCTTTATATCCCCCCTCTCCACTGCCTCGAGCTTCTCGGTAATCAACCGATGGTGGCGTGCCGCCTTATACTGGGGGAAGGTGTATTCTACGAAGTCGAGGAAGCCGTCTTTGGCCTTCTGGCGGGATAGAAGCTCCCTAGCTATCTGTGCTTTAGAAAAGTCAGCCATATCCGTATTCTACTACCTTAGAGGCTAAATGTCCACGTCTTTTTCCAGAATCCCCTCAGCCAATCCAGCATATGATACCACCAATTCCCCTTTCTATTGTATAAGGCCTGATAGTTCGCTGCCCGCCTTTGATACCGAAACCACCAGTCTTTTACCCCTAACTCCACCTCTTTCAAAGCGAAGACCCCACAACTGCCGCACCGGGGCGTCTCTTGGTCCAACACCACCTTGAAGTGGTTTATCCAGTCACATTGAGGGCAACGCTTGAAGGCGCGGTGCTTGGAAAAGCCATGATTCATATCAGCCTCCGTTATGCGTATAACGAGTCTATTCCTTATCCCACGGATACTCTACCTCTATCCATAGATACTGAGCCTCCTCCATCCCCTTGCCCTCCACAGGACCAAAGGCGTGACGTGTATGGCCGGACTTCACTATCTTCCCTCCCACCATACTCACAGGAGGTAGGTCAGCCTCCGCCAGAAGCTCATTGATCTTAGGTAGGGGTATCGCCAGTCTATGAATCATTCATCCTCGCCAGGTAAGCATCTCTCGCCTGTTCAAAGACAATGCGTATCTCCTCCTCATCCGCATCCTGGAGTACAGAGACCAAGACCACCCACTGTCCCGGAACAACTTCGTAGGGGACGGTACCCTCATGACAGACGGGACAGGTTCTATCACTCATCCTCTAGTAGAGCCTTCATGAAGC